TATAACGGTGGATTTTTTCACTCGCCATGGATTCAAGAAAGTTGGTATTTGGATGAGTATAGATATAGTATGGTTGGCATGGGAGATTTTGAAAATGTTTAGTTTACCAATTAATCCAAAAATAGATGAAAATTTTGCTAATAATATTCTTATTCCTTTTCTGAAGAAGCACAAGGAATATATCTTTGACCTTTACTTCACCTGTCGTATGCCTCCTTTTATACAGGATGCTATGGGTGATGTATTTGAAGATGACTTAAGACAGACAACATTTAATGCTCTCTACATTTCAAAACAAACTGGCATTCCTTTGTCTGCTACATTTAACAATCCTTATGTCAGACCAACGCAAGAAAATTTAGATCTATTCATTAACAACTTTAGGTATATCTACGAAGCTGGTGTTAGGACAGTGACGCTTCCTCATACCTCTTGGATGCTCACTGGTCAGATTCAAAAAGAGATGCCTGAACTTTATGTCAAGAATACTATTCTACATGAAGTCACGAAAGCAAATGATATTGTATCTCTCGCTAAGGCAGGATTTAATTACATCAATCTTGATAGAGATTTGATGAGAGACCAGGACCAACTCAGGCGTCTCAAAGAAGCAAAGGATTATTGTGCTTCTATTGGTAAACCAGTCAAGTTCTCTATGCTTGCCAATGAAGGATGTTGGGGTGGATGCCCTATCATGCCAGAGCATTACCACTATAATAACACAAGAGAAAATCACGAACCACCATACTTTGGTAATATTATCAGTAGAGTATCATGTTCTAAATGGGAACAACAAGATAGCTCTGTTGTATTAAAATCTTCCAATCTTCCACCATGGAAAAAAGATTGGGAAGAGATGTTTGATTTGGGCATTGATGTTTTCAAACTACATGGTAGAGAAAGTGTCATGCGTCTCAAAGAGAGTATGGATATTATTCATCGTTGGGCAAATGATGAGGAACTATTATTCCCAGAACTCAATAATTATATTGAAGATAAAAGTTTAAAAGAGAGACCGATTGACATCTGGAGAGAGAAGATCAAAACCTGTAAGTTTGATTGTTGGGATTGTAACTACTGTGAAGCAGTTATAGATGCCCACCACAAGAAACAGGATAGAGTGGTTCATCCATTGGTTACTTTAGCACTTGATGCTATTGATAGATCTGCTACTGGAGACACTAAGTTTGATCCACAAGGATTTAACATTGAAGGGTTGTCTTCTGATAGAGTGAGACATTTTCTTAATCATCTATGTTCCGACACAAAGAACACATATCTAGAAATTGGATGCTATACTGGTAGCACATACTTTGCCGCCATTATGGGCAACAATATTGTGTCGTATGCTGTTGATAATTTTGCTGCTCCTATTTCTCCCGCTAGGGATGACATTGAATGGATTGGATGTAAAGATCCAAAGGCAGAACTTAATAGAAACAACATCTTGTTTGGTAGCTTAAAATCTGCTATAATAAATATTGATGTGAGACAGTTAAATGATTCTCACTTCAGTAAAAAACCAAACATAGTATTCTATGATGGGGAACACGACGATCAGCAAATAGATTGTTTGAATAACCTATTACCAAATTTACCAGATACTTTTATTTTGGTTTTAGATGATGCTAATTTTGATGGGGTTATCCGTAATGGAGAAAAATTTATAGGTATAAATAACCTACGAATACTATTTGAAAGGCAAATCATAACGCCTCAAATAGAAGATTCCACCAGTTGGTGGAATGGATTATCAATTTATGTTTTAACTAAAAAGGAGATTTGATTACCATGGCAGCAGACACCGCAACACTTAAAGAAAATTTCAAGACCCAACTTACTAATGTTGAAGGTCAACTTGCTAAACTTGAAGAAGAGTTAGCAAAGGCAAAAGAATATCGCCTCAAACTTCAAGGTGGTTTAGAAACTTTAGAACTTCTAGATCCAACTGAAGAAGCACCAGCAGCAGAAACAACACCTACAGAAGTGGTTGAATGACTTTATAAATAGGTGCTTATATCCCTACATGCTAAATACATGTAGGGATTTTTTGTAGGATTGCTACATGTCGGCATCAAAACCAGCAACTAGAGCAGAATTAAAAGATTACTGTTTACGACAGCTTGGTTCTCCTGTTTTAGAAATTAACGTTGATACTCAACAACTAGAAGACCGCATAGATGAGGCTCTTCAGTATTTTCATGAACGTCATTTTGACGGTTCAGAAAGAATGTATTTGAAACATAAAATAACTGCAGACGATGTTACTCGTTTTACAACGTCAGATGAATTGTCAAGTACAACAGCACCAGATAGTTCTACTTGGGAAAACAGAAAAAACTTTATAGAAATGCCAGACAATGTGTTTGGTATTCAAAAAGTATTTGGAGTGTCTTCTAACTTCCTCAGAAACGATTTGTTTGGTCTATCTAATCAATATTACCTTATGGATTTATTCGCCATTTCATCGGGCGGAACATTTTCATATGGTAACTTTGATATGACAAACTACTATATGATTAAACAGTATTTTGAAACCCTTGATATGGTTATTAATACTGGTGCTTTTGTGGAATATCGTTTCAACAAAAGACAAGACAGATTGTATGTTGATATAGATGTTAAACGAGTTAAAGAAGATTCTTATTTTCTAATTGATTGCTCTAGAGCAATAGATCCAGATGTGTACACGCAAATTTGGAATGACTTCTTTCTGAAGCGTTACACCACGGCTTTATTTAAACGTCAGTGGGGGCAAAATCTTATTAAATTTAATGGAGTACAATTACCTGGCGGTGTCTCACTCAATGGGCGTCAGATATTTGAAGACGCCATTAAAGAGATTGGTGATATTGAAAGTAAGATGATTTCGGATTACGAATTACCAATACTTGACATGATAGGATAATGGCAAAAAGTCAATACTTTCCACAGTATGGTGGAAGAACATCAGAGCAAACTTTAGTTCAAGATTTAGTTGACGAACAGATTAAATTGTTCGGGCAAGATGTAGTGTACGTACCAAAAACTATGTTGATTGATAAAGTTTTGAATGATGTAATTCTTTCAAAATTTGAAGACAGCGTAACTATTGAGATGATGTTAATTAATGTTGAGGGATTTGGTGGTGCTGGTGCTGTAGCGATGTCTAAGTTTGGTCTCAAACTATCTGATGAAATCACATATGCTGTATCCAAAAGACGTTGGATTAACTATGTTGAAACTGAAATTGATACAAGAGTTCCTAATAGACCGAACGAAGGTGACTTACTTTATGTGCCGATGACAAAAAATTTATATGAAATAAAGTTTGTAGAAAGAGAAACTCCATTCTATCAATTAGGAAAAAATTATATCTTTTCGCTATCATGTGAATTGATTGAGAATGCTGATACTTACTTTGATACTGGTAATTCGGATATTGATACACTTACTCAGGAAGCATATGTATTCCCAGTTACAGTTAAGGTAGGTGGCAGTGGTGCGTTTGTTGTTGGAGAGGAAGTAAGGCAGACTTATATGGTTGATGGTATTCCAGTTATCACAAAAGCAACAGTTGCTGACTGGTCTCCAAGCACTCGTAAGTTACGTTTAACATATATAAATGGAGTGTTAAAGCAGAATATTGCTTTGGTGGGACAAGATACAGCAGCTTCATGGATAGTTGATACCTTCTCCACAATTGATTTTGATATTGATAATTATGATAATGATCAAAACAAAGTTATAGAAACACAATCAGACACCATTATTGATTTCACAGAAGGAAATCCATTTGGTGAATTTGGAAATATGGGGGTATTCTAATGTTAGGGAATAGATTTTATCACGAAATTATTAAAAAAAATGTGAAAGCATTTGGAACAATCTTCAACAATATACAAATTGAGAAGAAAGATCCAGATACTGGTGCAGTCATTCGGCAAGAAAAAGTTGCTTTGGCATATGGTCCTAAGTCAAAATTTCTTGCTCGGTTAGATCAAGACCCAGATACTGAGCGCAAAGTATCTATTACTATGCCACGTATCTCATTTGAGATGACTGGTATTACTTATGACCCATCCAGAAAAACTTCACCTATTCAGAAGTATCTAAAGAAAGATGACGCTGATAGCGTAAAGGTTCAGTATATGCCAGTGCCATATAATTTGGCATTTGAACTGGGTATTCTTTCAAAGAACCAAGATGATGCATTACAAATCTTAGAGCAAATACTTCCATACTTTCAACCATCATTTACAGTATCAATTAATCTAATACCAGAAATGGATGAGAAGAAAGATCTTCCAATCATTCTAAACAATATTAATTACGAAGATGATTACGAAGATGATATGACACGCAGAAGAGCGATTACTTATACACTTGATTTTACATTAAAAACATATATGTATGGTCCTGTGCAATCAGCAGAAGTTATTCGCAAGGCAACCGTATTTGAAAGTATTGGTGATTTTCAAGAACATCGTCGTGCTGTTAGATATGATGTAACACCAAGAGCATTGACAAGTCAAGACGCAGATGGTGATATTGACAATACAGATGATCTATTATTGATGCCAGATGATGACTTCGGATTTAACGAGGGCATTACATTATTATGAGTAAATTTGAAAACAATATGGAAGAAATTTTTGACATTGACGTAACTCCTATAGAAACAAAAATTGAAATGATTAAACAAACAACTAGCGACATCTCAGTAGATGCTGATAAAGATTATAATTACACCAGAGCTAACCTTTACAATTTAATTGATAAAGCATCGGAGGCAATCAATGATGTACTTGACTTAGCAAGAGAAAGTAATCATCCAAGAGCTTACGAGGTTGCTGGTAACTTCATTAAGCAAACTGCTGATATGACTGATAAGTTGATTGACCTACAAAAGAAAATCAAAGACCTTGAGAAGACGGATAAGAAATCTGCTGCTATCAATGGTAACGTGACTAACAATATGTTTTTTGGAACAACTGCTGACCTTCAATTGTTATTGAAGAAAGGAAAAGTTGAAGAAGAATAAATAGAAAATAAACGGAAATTACTATGAGAGTTAAAATACTAGGAAGTGCAGTGACACTTACAACCACTCCAAGCGTAGTTAGCGCAACAGCTGTTGATGTATTGATAGTTCATGATGCTGGTGGCAATACTGGAAGAACTATTACTCTTTATGAGAATGACGGAACTACTGTAGTTGGTTCGTATTTTAGTAATCCTGGTTCTGAATTAGTCGTTCATAAAAGAGCAGATCAAAAACTTAAAGTGGATGCTGGAACGGATGTAAGAGCCACGTCAGTTGGATATTTCTCATAATGGAAAAGAAAACTGTCAAACAGATGCGTGAGATTTGTGAAAATCACATTGATGTTGCGATGGGTAAAGAGATTGATGATGAAGGTGGAATGATTATGAGTCAACTTGATACTATTGAGAATGCGGTTAACCGTCTTCGCTCAGTAGTTAGAGACCCCAAAATGCAGCTTCCTGGTTGGGTTCAATCTAAGGTTACACTTGCCTGCGATTACATTGATACTGCTGCTGATTATATGAGTAGTAATAGAAATGAAGAGTATGTTTCTGAGGGGGATGCCTGGACAAAAAAGTCTGGTAAGAATTCAGAAGGTGGTCTGAATGAAAAAGGTAGAAAGTCATACGAGAAAGCAAATCCTGGAAGCGACCTCAAAGCACCTTCAAAGAAGGTTGGAAATCCCCGCAGGAAATCATTTTGTGCTCGTATGAAAGGAATGCGTAAGAGACAAAAAGATAGTAATAACACTGGTGAAGACCGTCTATCTAAATCATTAAGAGCGTGGAATTGCTAACACAAAGAGTATCACATTGATACATAATATTATTTCCATTACAAATAACATATATGAGTGAAAAGGTATTTGGACTTCCCAGTAAAATTTGCTCAAAGTGTGGAGCTTGTTGGATTGGTGGTCAGCACTATTGGTCAGGCACAGCAAAGTTAGGAGACGAAACTGAATTAGCATCATTAGTTTGTGACATGGTTAAATCAGATGAATGTATTAACCCAGCAAAAGGCACTACAAAAGGTGACGGGTGGGCAAAACGATTAGCGGCAATGGAAACTTTTGAAAGAGATTTGGATAAATTAAATGACTGAAAATTTATATCTAGGTAATCCTAATTTAAAGAAAGCAAATACTTCTATTAATTTTACTAAAAAACAAATACAAGAATTTGTTAAGTGTAAGGATGATCCAATATATTTTGCTAAAACTTATATGAAGATCATCTCACTGGATGAAGGTCTCATACCTTTTACCATGTATGATTTTCAGGAAAAATTAATTGATAATTTTCACAACAATAGATTTAACATAGCAAAACTACCAAGACAGACAGGAAAATCAACAACTGTTATTGGGTATCTACTTCACTATGCTGTCTTCAATGACAATGTTAAGATTGCTATTCTGGCAAACAAGGCAGAAACATCAAGAGAACTTCTGTCTCGTTTACAACTGGCATACGAGAACCTTCCTAAGTGGATGCAGCAAGGCGTCATAGCGTGGAACAAAGGTTCGTTGGAACTAGATAACGGTTCTAAGATCATCGCTGCCTCAACGTCTTCTAGCGCCGTTAGAGGGAACTCATTCAACATCATCTTTCTTGACGAGTTTGCGTTCGTTCCAAACCACATGGCAGAGCAGTTCTTTAGCTCTGTGTATCCTACTATCTCATCTGGTAAGACAACAAAAGTTATTATTATTTCTACCCCACAGGGTATGAATATGTTCTACAAGCTGTGGCACGACGCAGAGCGCGGCAGGAACGCCTACGTGCCCCTGGAAGTTCATTGGAGTGACGTTCCTGGCAGAGACCAGGCATGGAAGGAAGAGACCATTAGAAACACCTCTGAGAGGCAGTTTACGCAGGAGTTTGAATGTGAGTTCCTGGGATCGGTTGATACGCTCATCTCTGCTGCTAAGTTGAGGTCTATGGCATACGAAGACCCAATACAAGATAACAAGAAAGGTCTTAAGGTATACGAGAAAGTTAAAGAAACCAGCGATTACATTATAACTGTTGACGTTTCTCGTGGAACAAACAATGACTTCTCAGCATTTGTAGTGTTTGATATTACTACACTACCTTGGAAGATTGTTGCCAAGTATAGAAACAATGAAATTAAACCAATCTTGTTTCCAAATGTCATTGAGCAAGTTGCTAAGAATTACAACAAAGCATATATTCTAATTGAGATTAATGATATTGGAGAGCAAGTAGGTACTATTCTTCATTATGATTTGGAGTATCCAAATGTTTTGATGTGTGCTATGCGCGGTAGAGCAGGGCAGATTGTGGGTCAGGGTTTTTCTGGCACAAAATCTCAACTTGGTCTGAAGATGTCAAAGGTTACAAAGAAGGTTGGATGCTCTAACTTAAAGACATTGATTGAAGATGACAAGCTACTGATTAATGATTATGAAATCATTAGTGAGTTGACAACATTTATTCAAAAAAATGATTCATTTACTGCTGACGATGGGCATAACGATGACCTTGTAATGTGTTTGGTATTGTTTGCGTGGTTGGTGGTTCAACCATACTTCAAAGAGATGACAGATAATGATGTTCGTCAAAGAATATACGAAGATCAATCAAATCAAATTGAACAGGACATGGCACCGTTTGGATTTATATTAGATGGGTTAGATGAAGAAGAAAAGATAATAGATGAAGATGGGAGTGTTTGGTATACAGATGGTTATGGAAATCCATATGCAGATGTGGAATATATGTTGGGTTACTAATGGATATTGAAGATCAATTTTCATTAGAGCATTTATTGTTTAGCGAAAGAAAATGTAAATCTTGCAGACAGATAAAAGATTTGATTACAGACTATTACGTTTCAAGAAGAGAAAAAAAATATTTACCATCCTCTTATTCATATGAATGTAAGGATTGTACTATTAAAAGAATTGTAAGTAATAGAAAAATAACAAAAGTAATTGAACCACTATATCCTGATTGGTAAAATGTTCGTGCGTTGTTTCCCTGTTTGAAATAAACATTTTCATAAATATTTGTAGATTAAAAATGAACTATTTTTCACGAGGAAAAAAACATGGCAGGTCAAGTATCACCTGGAATTGTTCTAAGAGAACGTGATTTAACTGGTCAAACTATTGTTAATGCTCAGGCTAATTCTGCAGCATTAGTAGCAAGTTTTGCCAAAGGACCAGTAGGAGCAATTGTTAATATTGCTACCGAAAGAGAACTCTTAGAAACATTCGGTGCCCCCACTAATAGTAATTACGAAGATTGGTTTGTTGCTTCAACATATCTTTCATACGGCGGACAACTTGAAGTTGTAAGAGTAGAAGACACAACACTTAAAAATGCAGTTTCCGATGCATCAGCAGGAAGCACAGACGCAACTAAACTTTTGGTTGTTAATTCAGGATCATTTGTATCTACTGATTATGTTAAAGTTGATGATGAATATTTCTTAGTAACATTGGTTACTACAGGTGGTGCAAATTCTTTAACTGTTACCAGAGCACAACTTGGATCAGTTGCTGCCAATCACGCAAGTGGAGCAACTGTTGCTAAGTGGTCTTTTGCTAACTCAGCAACTACAACTGTAGTTAATGAAACTATTGATGCTACCGAAACAATTATTGATTTAACCAGTGCTACTAGTTTCACGGTTGGTTCATACTTCCGCCTCACAAACGCTGGTTCTGGATCTAACTCTGCCAACGAAATTGTGAAAATTACTGCTGTTGACAGCAACCAAGTTGTTGTAAGCAGAGCTCAATTAGGCACTACTGCTGCAGCACAACCTGGCGCAACCATCACTGCTACACTTCTTACCTTTGCTGTTACAGCGACAACAACTACTCTTTCGGGTGCTTATCCAGTTGTTACTGCTGGCGTAGTTACTGCTCCTCTCATTAAATCTTTTGATAGTTACGAAGCAAACTATTCCACATATGCTTGGAAGTTTGCTGCTCGCACTGCTGGTGCTTGGGGGAACTCGCTCAAGGTTGTAACGATTGATGGTAGCATCTCGTCTAGTGCTTATGATGCAGAAAATCTTTACGGTTCAATTAAGTGGACCACAATAGCTGGAAGTCCAGGTGCAACTGCTAACGATCTACACGTTGTAGTGCTTGATACTGACAATAATATTTTAGAAACATTCTTATATGTTTCTAAACTATCAACCGCTAAAGATGATCAAGGTGCTTCAAAATATTATATTGATGTAATTGCCCAGAGATCATCATTCATCTATTCAGGCACAGTTGCTCCTGCCGCTGGAAATTCTACTGTCACATTAACTGCTGGTGTTGATTCTTATACCACCAACGTATCAACTATCGCTACTGCTTTTGATCTCTTTGCTGATACAGAAGAATTGGATGTTGATTTTATTCTTGCTGGCGGAAGTCTATCTGTAGAAGCAGATCAAGTAACCAAAGCACAGAAAGTAATTGATATTGCTGCAACCAGAAAAGATTGTGTTGCTTTTGTTTCTCCACACAGTGGATTTGTTAAACTATCTTCACCAACTGCACAAAGAGACGACATTCTCACATTCTTTAATAGTATCGGTAGCAGTTCATATGCTGTACTTGATAGCGGTTATAAGTATGTCTATGACAAGTATAACGACACTTATCGTTACATTCCTTGCAATGGAGACGTTGCTGGTCTTTGTGTACAAGTTTCAACAACTGCTGAAGATTGGATATCTCCTGCTGGATTAAATAGAGGTAACGTTAAGAATGCGGTTAAGCTTGCTTACACTCCTTCAAAGACAGACAGAGACAAACTCTACCAAAAAAGAATTAATCCAATTACTTCTTTCCCAGGTCAGGGCGTAGTTCTCTTTGGCGATAAGACAGCTCTTGCTACTCCAAGTGCTTTTGATCGTATTAACGTTCGTCGGTTGTTCTTAGCTATTGAGAAGAGAATTGGTCAACTTGGTAAGACCGTGTTATTTGAACTTAATGATGCGTCAACTCGCAGTTCTTTTGCTGGAGCAGCAAATTCATTCCTCTCCGAAGTTCAATCAAAAAGAGGTGTTACTGATTATTTGGTTGTTTGTGACGAAACAAACAACACACCAGATGTCGTTGACAGAAACGAATTTGTTGCTGAAATTTATGTAAAACCATCTCGCTCAGTTAATTACATCACTATTACTTTTGTTGCTACAAGATCTGGAGTGAGTTTTTCTGAAGTAACAGGTCGTTAATTCATTTTTCAAAATTATCCAAAGGTAAACAACAATGGCAATTACTAGTAGCGTAAGCTCATTTTTAGGAAAGATTAATCAGGGTGTGCGCCCTAACCTGTTCTTAGCAACTATCAACTTTCCAGCATCTGCTGGTAGTGTAGATCTACCTACAGGTACAGAAGATAAAGATTTAGTAAATATTCTTTGCAAGTCTGCTGCTCTCCCAGCATCAAACTTAGGCGTGATTGAAGTTCCATTTAGAGGAAGAACAGTTAAGATCGCAGGTGATAGAACCTTTGATACTTGGACTGCTACTTTCATCAATGATAGAAACTTCAAAATTCGTCACGCTATGGAGCGTTGGATGAGATCAATGAATGCTCATGATGCTAACACAGCAGAACTGTTTGTTCCAAACACAACTGCTGGATATACTGCTGATATTGAAATTGCTCAATTAGAAAGAGATAGTACTGCTGGCGGTACTCCTCTCAGAAACTACAAACTCGTTGGATGTTTTCCAACTAACGTTTCTCAAATTGATGTTGCTTACGATAGCAACGATCAGATTGAAGATTTCACAGTTGAGTTCCAACTTCAGTACTGGACTGTTGTAGCACCAACGGCAGGTGGTTTAGCTACTGGCGCTTCCACTGGAGTAATCGCATAATTTTGATTAGATAAATACATCAAACAAGTGAAATAATTTAAACATGAGTCAACTTTTTGGATTTTCAATTAAAAGTAAGGGGGAGGAAGTAAAGGGTCAATCCCCAATTCCTCCTTCAGCTGATGATGCGGTAACAACTGTTGCAGGTGGTTATTTTGGTTCTTATGTAGATATAGACGGCATAGCGCGTAATGAGTTTGATCTCATTAGGCGCTATCGTGATATGGCGATGCATCCAGAAGTTGATTCTGCTATTGATGAAATTGTGAACGAATCAATTAATGCTGGGATGAACGACACTCCAGTATCAATTGAACTCTCAAATTTGGAAGTTAGTGAAGCTATTAAGAAAAAAATCAGAGAAGAATTTCAATACCTTTTACGTCTTTTACATTTTGATACTAGAGCACACGAAATTTTTAGAACTTGGTATATTGATGGTAGGTTATATTACCACAAAGTTATTGATCTTGCAAATCCTAAGTTAGGTATTACTGAACTCAGATACATAGACCCATTAAAAATTAAGAAGGTCAGAGTTCAAAACAAAGATCCCAAGTTAGCAGCAGCATTATCGGCAAGCACTGCAAATGCTTCTACTGCTTACGCTTATGATTTTGGAGAGTACATTGAATACTACATGTACAATCCAAAAGGATTTATTAGTTCAACATTTGATGCCAACATGGCTACCAGTGGTGTCAAAATATCTAATGACGCCATCAGTTATATTCAATCTGGTATAGCAGACCTCAATAAAAAGATGGTCCTGAGTTTTCTACACAAGGCAATCAAATCACTCAATCAAATTAGAATGATTGAGGATGCACTGGTTATCTATCGTTTGTCACGAGCACCAGAAAGAAGAATTTTTTATATTGATGTAGGCAATCTTCCCAAAGTAAAAGCGGAGCAATATCTACGCGAAACAATGGCGCGTTACAGAAACAAACTAGTCTATGATGCTGCCACTGGAGAAATTCGTGATGACAAAAAGCATATGAGTATGCTTGAAGATTTCTGGTTGCCACGTAGAGAAGGTGGTCGTGGTACAGAAATCACCACTCTTCCTGGTGGTCAAAACCTTGGAGAACTTAAAGACGTTGAGTATTTTAAAAAGAAACTTTATAATTCTTTAAACCTTCCACCTTCACGTTTGGATGATGCTAACCAAGGATTTTCACTTGGTCGGTCATCAGAAATTTTGCGTGATGAACTCAAGTTTGCTAAGTGGATTGGAAGACTTCGCAAGAAGTTCTCAGCACTATTCCACGATATGCTCAAAACTCAACTCATTCTAAAGGGCGTTATTGCTCCAGAAGATTGGGAAGATATGCAAGAGCATATTCAATACGACTATCATTTTGATAATCACTTTGAAGAACTTAAGCAAGCAGAACTTATGGGTAATCGCCTACAAGTTGCTACTCAATTAGATCCTTTCTTAGGCAAATATTATTCAATTGAATATGTCAGAAAGCAAGTATTGATGCAGACTGATAATGAGTATGATGAGATCACTAGACAAATGGATGCTGAAATTTCTGATGGCAAAATTCCAGATCCTATTCATACTAATCTAATGAATGCAGCTAGTTTGGAAGTAGGAGCAATGCCTCCTCCACCACCAGCACCAGCGGCTACACCAAAGCCAAAAACATCAGAAAAATAAATAGTTAATTATAGGTAAATTACATGGACACTATTGAAATAGTAAACGCTGTGCGTGACGGTCATCGTCTTGCTGCGGTAGACAAAATTGCCGATATCCTATACGGAAAAGCATCGGAAGCTATGGGTGACTATAAACAAATTGTTGCTAGGTCATTCTTTGATTCTACTGAAGAAGATGTGGAGTTTGAATCACCAGAAGAGGAAACAGAAGAATGAAACTAATCACCGAGAACATTGAGGAAGTACAAGTCCTTGAAGAAGAAACAAACGGTAAAAAAAATCTTTACATTGAGGGAGTTTTCCTTCAAGGAGATATCAAAAACCGTAACGGAAGAGTATATCCTTTTGGCGTTTTAGAACGTGAAGTGGGTAGATACAACGAACAGTACGTAACTATTGGTCGTGCTCTCGGTGAGTTAGGTCATCCTGATGGTCCTACTGTTAACCTAGATAGAGTGTCACATAAAATTGTTTCGCTTAAAGCTGAAGGAAGTAATTTCATCGGCAAAGCACAAATTTTATCAACACCTATGGGAAAAATTGCGGAATCACTTCTCAAAGAAGGAGTAAAACTTGGAGTATCTTCAAGAGGTATGGGATCTATTGAAGAAAGAAACGGAGCAAACTATGTTCGTGACGATTTTATGCTCGCAACTGCTGCCGATATTGTAGCAGATCCATCAGCACCTGACGCATTTGTGAATGGTATTATGGAAGGAAAAGAGTGGATCTGGGAGAATGGTATTATAAAAGAAGTAAATCTTGCTAAATACCACAGATATATTTCTGAATCTACCAGAAAAAATTTGGAAGAAAGATCGTTAACCGTATTTAACAATTTTTTACAGAATTTATAATATCATAAATAATCATATAATAACCATATAGTAAGTATTACGAGGGAATCTCAAATGTCAGATAACTTAAACGGAAAGTTTGAGGAGCTTGTAACTGAGTCAGAAGTTGGCACCAGTGCGCTCTCACCTTCAATCGTTCCTGGTCAATCTTCTGGTAGTCAGTACGTTCAACCAGTTAGTGGTGCCGTAAACGATTCACAAACCAGAGGTAAAGGACAAGATCCTAGACCAACTTTAGGAACTTCAATTGTTCCTGGACAATCAGAAGAAGATAACGGTGGTTCTGATTTTGAAGATCCAGAAGGAGAACAAAATCCTGGTGCTAAAGCTTCAAAGCATAACTCAAAAGTTAGCGATGCTCAAACCAGAGGTAAGGGTCAAGATCCTGCCCCATCTGTTAAGTCATCTGGATATCAAATTCCTGGTGGTCCAAACAACGTAAAAGTATTTGGTATGGAAGCAATCAACTATTCCGCTGCGGAAGATGTTGCTGCCCTTACCGAAGGCGAAGAGTTCTCCGAAGATTTTAAAGCGAAAGCAACTACAATCTTTGAAGCTGCCGTCAAGTCACGCATTGAAGAGCAAGTAACTTCAATTGCATCACAACTTGAAGAGCAGTTCTCCGTCCAATTCCAAGAAGAGATTGCGTCTCTTGCCAACAAGATTGATGAAACACTCAACTACGCAATCACTACTTGGGTAGAAGAGAACCAAGTTGCACTTGATGCAGGTCTCAAACTTGAGATTGCAGAAGAGTTCATGGGTGGTCTCAAAAAAGTTTTTGAAGAAAATTACCTCGATCTCCCAGCGGAGAAAGTCAATGTCGTAGAGACAATGACTGAGGAGCTTTGTGAAATGGAAGGTCGCCTTACCGAACAGGTTGAGCGCAATATTGAACTTCATAATAAACTCTCTGGTTATCACAAGCAAGTCATTCTCTCATATATGAGTGAAGGTCTTGTAGATACTCAAAGAGATAAGCTTGCTTCACTTGCCGAAGGAGTAGAATTTGTTTCCGAAGAAGACTTCAAGAACAAAGTCGCAACTCTCATTAGCAGCTACTTCCCCAAGCATGTAGTAACAGAGCAAGTTTCCGATGAAACCACAGTGGAAGGTCAAGAGAATACATCACCAGTAATGGCGGCGTATCTCCAGTCTCTCGCTCGCTGGCAGTAATCATTTCTATAAATAATTACAACACCATATACTCAAAGGAGTTTAACGCAAATGTCAGATTCAAGACTTTTGCAGGAAAAGTGGTCACCTGTTCTTAACGCTAATGGCGCTGGTCTTTCCGAGATCAAAGACCCATATCGTAGAGCAGTTACCGCAACCCTGCTAGAAAACCAGGAACGTGCTATCCGCGAAGAGCACGGTATGCTTAACGAAGTATCAGTCAACTCCATGGGAGCTGGTACAATCTCGCCTGGTGGTTCTGCTTTAGGTAACAGCAACACCGCTGGTCTCGCTGGTTTCGATCCTATCCTAATCAGCCTCATTCGTCGTTCAATGCCCAACCTTGTCGCTTATGACATTGCTGGCGTTCAACCAATGAGTGGTCCTACTGGACTTATCTTCGCAATGAGAGCTCGTTACGAAAATCAAGGTGGTGCTGAGGCACTTTACTACGAACCAGATGCTGGTTTCTCAGGTGGTTCAGACGCTTCACAAGGTGCCTACAGCGTTCGTAACGCTGCTGGTTCAGGTGGCGATTCAGAAGGCAATAACCCTGCTGTTCTTAACGACGCTTCACCTGGCACTTATGAGCGTGGAACAACTTCACTAACTCGTGAGAATTCAGAAATTCTTGGCGAAGCATCTAATCTCTTCCGTGAGATGAGCTTCAGCATTGAGAAGACTTCGGTTACTGCAAAGACCCGTGCTCTCAAGGCAGACTACACTCTAGAACTCGCACAAGACCTCAAGGCTATTCACGGTCTTGATGCTGAGCAGGAACTAGCAAACATTCTCTCCAGCGAAATCCTTGCTGAAATTAACAGAGAGATTATTCGTACCGTTTATATTGTTGCCCAAACTGGCGCACAACAAGACGTTGCTACTCCTGGTACTTTTGACCTTGACGTTGATTCCAACGGTCGTTGGCAGGCAGAAAAGTTCAAAGGTATGCTTTTCCAACTTCAGCGCGATGCTAACGCAATCGGTCAGTTGACACGTAGAGGTAAGGGTAACTTCGTAATCTGTTCTTCGGACGTTGCTTCAGCACTTAATCTTGCTGGCGCTCTTGATTACGCTCCTGCTCTCAACACTTCACTCAACGCTGATGACACTGGCAATGTATTTGCTGGCGTTCTTCAGGGTGGTATCCGTGTTTACATCGATCCATTCGGTGCTCCAATCTACTCACAAGGTCAGTCTGCTAAGCACTACTACGTTATGGGTTATAAGGGTACATCACCTTATGATGCTGGTCTCTTCTATTGCCCTTACGTTCCTCTCCAGATGGTTCGTTCGATCAATCCTGACACCTTCCAGCCTAAGATTGGCTTCAAGACCCGTTACGGCATGGTCAGCAACCCATTCGTTTCAACCACTCATAGCAGCGGCATTGCTGGCGCTACTCCTGATGGTTCAGCTCTTACTGCTGGTACTAACCAGTATTACAGAAGAGTTAAGGTTATCAACCTCACCTGATTTTCAGGTAATCCTTTAAGACCCCCAAAAGGGGGTCTTTTTTTATGG